GTTGGATAAAATATCCCATTTATTTCCTCCTATCCAAATCGAACCGAACGAATGTCTCTGAATGTGTGAGCCCCAATATAAATCGCATTCATCATTGGCGCTTCAACCGAGAATTGGATTCCTAAATGAGCAGGAATCAACTCACGTACATATTTTAAAAAACGGTTCAAATATCCAGTCGGTAGTTCTCCTAAAAATCGGATATGTACCGCTGAACCCTTGACCGTTACTAAATTATTGACATTCGTAAAGCTCTTCGTTATTTTTTGTAAACTCACTGAGTTAATTTTGATTTTGGAAGAAATTAAAGTGATTAGATACCGCCTCCGTTCTTCCAAATCAATTGTTTTCGGTTTTACCTGAAGGGCCTTTTCCCAACGGGTAATCCAATCTTCCGTCGCTTCTGGCAACAACATCAATCGTCTGGTATCAAAGATTAAGTCTGTAATCAATTCCAATTCTGGAATTTCAGTTTCAAACAAATCATTGATGGTTGGATCTAAGACCTCTGGCAAAGCCGATAACATACGATATCTAACGTGCGACATTGATAGTTACCTCCGCTAACTTAGGAAGCATGTTCGTAGAAAGCTCAATACTTTGTTCCCTATCATTCAACAAAATGCGGTCCACATCTCGAACCCCATTGATTCTGTCAATGATTGTGGCAACTTTATAGTTCCGAACCTCTTTCTCTTCAAATGCTTCTTCACGTAAGTATTTAATGAGTTGTACTCTCGCCTCATTCTTGATTGTTTCGACATCTACATCTTCATCAATCTTGATAGTTGCAGCAATACGGACATTGTAGCCACTTACTGACTGCACGGTCACATAAGCACCAATCGGAGCCACACCTAATCCATGGCCGCTTGGTTCAGGATCCAAGTAATTCTTGAATTTCTTTACCAGCTCTGGACTTGCTTCATTGCCGTCAGCATCCGTAATAGATACACGTACCGTGTTTTCTCCCTTCCAAAGCGGTTCAATAAGTGCTGAACCAACACCAACAAACTCGCTGGCCCACTTCTTGTATTGGGCGATGTTCCCGTTTAAAGTCGGTGTTTTCAAGTACTCAATGGTCCGTTTACGGAGTTGTTTATCCGTCTCTTCATCTTCGCCTACGACGATAACAGAGCCGATTTCTGCCCCTTTAAAACCATTCAACACATCAATATTAATGAGTTGACCTCTTACATAGTTAGGTGCATTTCCGACTTGTTCAGCTACTACACTATACTCAAATCCAGAGCGACGTTCTAAAACACGGAAATTGTACTCACTGTTAACCACACTGAAACGGGTTCCGAGTGGGATTTCCTGTTTGAATTGAACCAGTCGGACCGATGCTGTGGCTGGCAAGCGTTCAACTCCGAACTGCCTACACAAACGAGTTAGGAAGATTCCTGTACTCGTGTCTAAAAAGTTGACTTCCTCATACGATTTTAAGACCGTATACTGAATGGCAACTTCTCGAGCTGCAGGCGCAACTAGATTGTACAAGACAGATCCTTGTCTTTTGTCATACTTATCATCAAACAAGGCCAGCATATCCTCTAAAATTTCTGGATATGTTTTTACCTTTATCATCGTTTCACCTCCAAATCCATTTCAAATGTTCCAAAATCACTATCAACCATGAACTGCACATAAAACTCATCTTTCTTTACCCTAGTAGAAAAAGAATGAGCCTCATGAATCCTGTCATCTTCATACAAGGCTTCTTTTATGCGCCGTGCGATATCCATCTGGGCATAATCCATATCCCCACCAAATAGAGCATCTAACTCCACACCATACCGATGGTCATAAATCGTATAGATGAACCGTTCAGTTGTCAGCATGCGTCTGATGGATTGCTTCAGAGCATGAATGCCATCTGTTTCTAGCAAGATATTGGTTTCATCTAGTGTTAAGCTAGGCTGTTTCTTGGCTTCGACAACATTTTTTGCGATGTTTAAAAAGTTTGTTTTAGGAGTGCTCATTCATCAGAACCTCCTTTCACTTTGCGCTTATAGTGGAAAATTTTCTTGTACAAGACATAATAAAACCCTCCACCATCTTGTCTGATGAGATGAAGGGTTTGACCTACGTACTCAGGATCCAATGCCTCATCGGTCCATGTGACAGCAAGCATAGAATCATCCAAAATCAATTCATTGGTCAATTGAATTTTGAGAGGAGAAACCGATAAAACAACACCAGTTGTTATCTTGGCAAACTGACGATTCTCAATGAAATTACTAATCAATTTTTTTAGATTTTCTATCACTTCCATCTACTCGCTCCCTGCCATAAATAATTTAATTTCCATCGTGTGCTTCTCTGCACTGAAAGAATGAGTTGCCTCTTCAATGACATACCACCCCTTCTTTTCAATATCCTTAACATCCACATAGACTGCATGACCTGCTAAAAAGTCAATACTTCCAATATCAGCTTTCAGACTAAAAGTTTCTTTAGGTCGATTTTTCATCTTCAAGAGCATTTCGCCCCATTGCTTGATTTGCCCCTCAGTTGCTTTCTCGTCCACTTTTTTCATGTACTGGAGTTTTCCCCAAGCGCCGATATTGTAGCTGTCCTGATAGATGTAGACCTCTCTCTTCTTGGTTTCTTTGTTCTCTTGGATCAAGCGGACAATATTGGCGCTATCTTCAATTGAACCTTCGAACTCAAAACTAGACATAAAAGATTCATTACCGATAATGTATTGGATTGGTAAGTTTTTGGGAGTTGTTAGTGTCAACTCTCCGAACTTGTCATACAAAACCAGCAATTCTCCACTTTGTACCAAGGTCTCATCCATGGCTTCTTGGATAATATCCAAGGCCTTCTTATCCTCCTTTAGTTGAGGGGATAAGGTCACAGCTGGGGCTTTTAGTTCCCCAATCTTCAAATCAAAATCTCCTGCGATTGCCGATACGATTTGATTGACATTTTTATCCCTGGCAACAAAGTTGATATTGCGTAGTAAGTACTTTATCTGATCATGGAAGGTCAAGGTTGTTTTAGTATCTTTTTCGTACTTGATTTTCGTCAAATAACCAAAGAATACCTCTTTATCATCTAGCTTGAAAGCAAGTGGAGAACCATATTCAAAAGCTACTTTTGTAGAATTGTACAAGGTAATCTCCACACTCCAAGCCGACCCTTTCCTAGTTGTCTTGAACTCAACTTTTTCAGACACAGTTGCTAAATCCCATGTATCTCCAGTTTTATTGTTCTGATAGAATAATTGCATCATGGTATCACAAACTCCTGTCCAGGATAAATCCAATGAGGGTCTTTGATTTTATCTTTGTTAGCTTCGTAAATTTCAGTATATCGGCTGCCGTCTCCGTAAAAAGTCTGAGCAATCCCCCACAGGGTATCACCACTCACAACCGTATGGCTTTTTTGAGCAGGTTTCTCTGTTGTGGCGCTACGTTCTTCAGTAGCTTTCGCCTGAGGTTTCTTTTTAGTAGCCTCAAGCGCTTTTTTGTCCTTGATAGTAACCTTCCGTGGTTTATGAGACCGATATTGTAAGAACTTAATCTTATATATCAGGTCATTTTCATATCCTGTCTTGGTAGAGACATCGAACTGTTCCACTAAAAATTTCCCGTTAATAGCAGAACCAAAAGCACCCCCAATCATGAGTTGAATAGGAGTGCCTTCCGTCTTAAATTTACGAATAGATGATACAAAGGATTCTGGAGAAACACGGCTATTCCGTTGGTAGTTCCCATCGTATCTTCCACTAGGAATAAAGGATTCAAACTCAATCGATTGAAGCTCTGGATTTCCGACAAGCGGAACGTTACCAGTATCGATGATAGCGACTGTCTCAATTCCTTGTTTGTCCTCCAGTTTGATTTCTTCTGGATTCACTGGCAATTTAATGCCTTCAATAAATATAAACATCTGCTACCTCCTTCCTAGTAAGCCATGAGGCCATCAGCGCCATTGTTCAAAGCGTCTACAATCGTTGCATTCAAATCATCTAATACGTTGGCATACTGGCCAGCGTTGTTAATGGAGTCAATATTGGTAACAATCTCTGGTTTCAAGGTAATAAAATTCTGTTGCCACTTCATTGTCGCGACATCCTTAATTAACTTGATGTATTCATCGTCCAGTTTGATTTCATCTTCAATCTTGCCGACTTTGTCTAATTTCCCACCAGTAGGGTTGTGGCCACCGCCACCGCCTTTTCCTCCGTCTCCTTGTCCAGGGGCTGAACTTGCTGGGCTTAGTTCATAAGGTGTCTTTCCTTGGTCACCCAAGAAATTATTTCCTGCACCGTTGGCATCTCCAGCTCCTTTGAAGAAACCACCGACAGCCTTATCGATGCCTTTACCAAAATTATAGCCGTTATTAAAGGCTCCAAGAACGCTCCCTCCCTCTAAATAACCAAATTGAGGAGCGTCAAGGTGCGGAGTACTTAAGCCGGCTTTATGTTGTTTCAAACCATCTGCTAAGTGTAGACCTTCAAAGGTTTTCTTGACTGGTTTTTCCATGCTATCAATAGCATTAGCAATATCACCAGCAAAGTTTGTCCGACCTAGAGAAACCGTTCCAACAGCGTTTAGATTTAGGCCGAACCCATTTAAGAAGCCAATCATTTTATTAAAGCCACCAAGCACAGAGTTAATCATGCCCTCGACTGCGCTGATAACACTATTGACCATGCTGTCTACAAATCCAGCGATAGCGACCGCCATCCCTCTACCACCTTGGGCAATATCGTACCAAGCGGTTTGGCAAAAGAATACCATCTCATTCCAGAGGTTAATAGCACCCGTAACGAACCAGTCGATAAAGTCTAAGATACCAATGATAATCATCAGAATAAAATCATAAATCATCATAGCTCCTGCGATAATCCCGTTCACAAGCCAAAAAACACCTTGCAAAATCATATTGATTACCCAGATGACAAAATTTATAATCCCGAGAATCGTATTCCAAATCATCATACCAAGGGCGAATATCGCCCCCATGATAATTCCTGTAGCTGATACAGCTGCACCAGTAAGATTGTTAAACCATGCTACTAAAGCATAAAAGAGACCAATAAGGATAATGACTGCCATGACAATCAACATGATTGGATTCATTGCCATCACTGCATTCAAACCAGCCATTGCAGCTTTCGCGACATTTGTTGCGATACTAAACAAACCTGTTGCTATTCTTGCTGCATTCATCGCAACTACATAAGTCCCTATAGCGAATGCCACAGCAATAATAATCGGTTGGATGACAGACCAATTATCGATGACAAATTGAGCAATCGGCGCCAACATACTCCAAACAGCCCCAATCATATCCATAGCAAAGATAACCGCTTGGACAACATATTGAAGCACCGTGGCTACAATTTG